TAGTTATCGCTTGTGATCGTGCGGTTGTCTGCCAGTGACCGCCGGAGGTGGTTGCCCTCCGGGTGACGGACACGGGTGTATGGTTTATGTGTGTAGGATTAGTGATATAAATTTTCTAGAAATTTTTCTAGAAAAAGTATTGACATATTTCTAGAAAAGTGGTATTGTAATATCAGAAACAAGAAAACCAATAATACAAAATAGAAAATGGAGGAAAAAAAATGAAAGAAATTAAGAGACAAAGTGGCTATGAAGTTGTAGTAACAAAATATGGAAAAGAGATTATCAGATATAAAGTTGAGTCATTATTAACAGCAAATGGATTAGTAAAAACTTTCTGTTCACAAGCTATGAAAGAAAATAGTGAAATTTTCTTTTCCATCTATGAAAATGGAATAGAAATAGTAAATGGAGAACATTTTTCGGAAGATGCTTTTTATTACTACTCAGATCTTAGACCGGAAATATTTGCTACTTACAAGATGTCTTGCAATATATAACATTAAAAAATGGAGGAACTCACAATGATTAAAATTATTCTTATGAAAAACGAATTATCAAAGGATGAGAAAGATTTTTTTGAAAAGATGAATCCGGGATTCAGTGTAACGGGGGACGTATTATGCTTGTATTCAGATGATGGTAGTGGCGAAAAATATGTAGTGTTTAAAGGTCCGTATACTAAGCAGTATTCTTGCCGCGAGTGCGAAGAATATTATGAACTGGCATATGAGACTGGATATGTTAGATTCGACAAGGAAACTTTTGACCTTATATAATAAATAACACGCTGACCTATCGGCGTTACGGGGAGAAAGGTATCTAACAATGACAGCATCAGAAATGAAAGAAAATTTAGCGAAGAAATGTAAAGATTCTTGGGAAATTTACAAAATCTATAGACGAGTATTCGGCATGAGTAGCGTGCCAGCAGAAAAGATGCAGACTGCATGGTATAATTACGACTCTTTATATAGAGAATTTTTTGGAGAAGAAGTTGAATATTAATTACATTTGCTGTGCTATCGGCGTAACGGGCAGAAAGGAAATTACTATATGAAAGTTTTAGATGTAGAAAAACTGTATACCGTACCCGCAAAAAAGGAGGATATACCCTTATATGTAAAAGAAGATAGGGATGGAAACATTCACATTTACGCATATGATCACGCGTCTCTTACGAATGGCTACGTAAAGGTGGGTGCGTTATGTAATCCGTTGCCCTACAAAGGCAATTTCGGAGTAGGTTTTACCGTAAACTTGCATAACAAAAATTCTACACGTTACGCTTTAAAAGCGTACTATGTAGAAGTTTCTCACAGCGTTATCTGTTCTGCTAACGATAATTGTACGTTGTGTCCATTGTATACGATAGAAAATGGAGAGCACTGTTTATATTAAGGAGGTCTCATCATGAGAGTAAAAGATTTTGTAAAAATGTATCGCGGTATGAAGTGCTTAGAAGTCGAAATTTACGCTAGTGTTACCATTTTTAATGAAGAATATCACGTATTAGTAAGGGAATTTACCATGGATTACGCAAAAGTCTACAGTGAAAGAAAAGAAAACTTCATGTCTGAGGAAGTTTTAGGTTTCGAAATTGAGTCCGGTAAATTAAAACTTTTTATTAGGGGGTGCGAATAAATGGCACAATCAAAGGATTATAGTATCTACCAGGAACTCGATCTCTCCCTCGACCAGATCAAACGCGAACTCCCACGCGTTGCACAGGCGGCAAACAGCCGCCTTGCCAAACTGGAAAAAATTCACGCCCGCGACCAATGGGCGTACGGACGCGTAAAAGAATTTTTTGCGTCACAAGGGAGGTCAAAAGATCGCTTTTTGAAAGGCGTAAAACGATCGGATGCATCTCTCCGGCAGGAGTGGGATATGATGGTTGCGTTTTTGAACGCACCGGAAACAACGTTGGAGGGGTACAGAATAGCTGAATTGCAACGGCGTTTTGACAAGGATGGGAAAATTGTTGGGAACGTTGACGAAAGCAATTACAAGGACTTATATCGTTTTTTGACATCCAACTTATATAAGAAGAGTCTGAGAAGAGAGTTAGACTCAAATCAGATCATCGATGATTTTCTTCTGAAAATGAGTGATAATACTTATGATTACGAAGATATTATGGATGAGTATAAAGAGTATCTGGACGGCTACATCACAGAAGAAGAACTTTTTGCAGAAACTAGACTAAAATTGAAGTAGGTGAAAAAAATGTACGAATTAGAAGTGCCTGTTATGATAGACGGGAAAGAGAATGTTTCACGTGAAACAATTTACACGGTCAATGATTTTCCGTTCTCGTCTTTCCAGACTGTACGCGAATGCCGCAAGCGTGGAAGAAAGAAAAATCCTGTCATTTATTACGATGTTGAAATGGCGTTTGACATCGAAACAACCACACTGGAAAAGTTGGACTACGTGCGTTATAATAAGACAGGTGAAAAAGTGGTAAAAGGAACCGCCTTTCTGTATCAATGGCAATTTTGTATCAAAGATACCGTGTGTTTTGGACGCACATGGAACGAGTTTCTTTCATTCTGTGAAAAACTGCATTTGTATTTGCATACTTCTGATTGGAAGCGCGTGGTTGTGTACGTTCATAACTTGTCTTATGAATTTCAGTTTATGAAAGATTTTATTGAATTTTCTGAAATTTTTGCACGAGATGCACATAAGGTAATGAAATGCTTTTCGCATCGTTATGGTATCGAGTTTAGATGCTCTTACTTTCTAAGCAATATGAGTCTTTCGAAATTCTGCGAAAACAGCGAGGGAGTAACACACTATAAACTCGTTGATACATACGACTACAGAAAAATCCGAACCCCATTAACCCCTCTGACAGAAATAGAGCAAGGCTATTGCTACAATGACGTTCGCGGTTTATGTGAGTGCATCCGCGCCGCGCGTAAAGAAGATAATCTTGCAGAAATCCCCCTTACCTCAACAGGCTACGTCCGCCGCGAGTTCCGCCGTGCCATGCAAGCGGATAAAAACTATTATCCCGATACCTTTACCGATCTTGCGCTTACGTTACCGCAGTACCAACTCTGCAAAGACGCGTTCCGCGGCGGCAACACGCACGCCAACCGCATCCACGCGGGACACACGATCACCGCGAAAAAAGGGGAAAACGCAATCGTAATGGGAAGTATGGATATTTCTAGTAGCTACCCCGCGCAGATAGCAATGGGTTACTATCCCATGAGTGCGTTTCGGGCGGTTGAGATTACATCGCAAGAACAGTTTGATAATTTGTGTGCTACGCGCTGTGTTATCATGCGGGTACAATTTAATAATTTGCACATAAAAGAGAATATCCCCGTCCCGTACATCCCATTGTCAAAGTGCCAGAAGCACGGAAAAGATTGTGTGATTGACAATGGACGCGTATTGTCGATTGATTGCTGTGAAATTGCAATGACGGAAATCGACTTAGCAATCATAAGAAACCAGTATGCTTACGACTTTTTTACCGTGTCGGAGTGCTACGTAGCCGCGCGCGGAAAGTTACCGGACAGTATGCGTAACACAATGATGTCGTTTTTTATCGCAAAAAGCAAGTTAAAAGGAAATTCCAACAAAATATATGAGTATATGAAATCTAAGAATAAATTGAATAGTACGTTTGGAATGTGTGTCACCGATCTCTTACAGGACGAATGGGTAATGAATCAAACCACAGGGGAATGGTCAAGGGAAAAAGCAGATGCGGAAAAAGCACTGAACACGTATTACGATGGAAAGAATAGTTTCTTGCACTATCAATGGGGTATCTACGTTACTGCTCACGCTAGAAAGCAGTTACAAGATATGCTAGATGTGGTTGGCATGGATGTTGTTTACTGCGATACCGATAGCATCAAATTTCTGCATCCTGATATACATATTCCAGAATTTGAAGCGAAAAACAAATTACTTTCAAAACGTGCGATTGAAAACGACATTCCCGCGTTTTGCGATGTAGGTGAAAAACGCTACATTCTAGGCGTATGGGATATGGATGATCTGTATGTTCAGTTTAAAACCCTGGGGGCAAAGAAATACTGCGGCGTTGAATGGGACGAAAAAGCGGCGCAATCTGGCAAAGACCCCGTGCGTTTTACGTCTACGGTCGCTGGCATGAATAAGAAACTTGGAGCGGAAAACGTAAAGTGCTGTAATAATTTCCGTCTCTGCCGCCGGATGGAAAATGTCGGACGGACAATCAGCTGCTTTAACAACTCGAAACCCCATTACATCAAAGTAAACGGGGAAGAAATTTTAACGGCTAGTAACATTGGAATCCTTGATACCACTTATACTTTAGGTGTATCGAATGAATACTATGAAGTATTGGTAAACTCTCAAGACGGAGTGTTACCGGAATAGGAGACGATATGAGATATTTTGTGTTTTTTATGTTTTTAGTATTATCAACGATCTGGGCGTTACATGAGGAAGAACTCGACCTTGCCCTCCTGCTTTTATTTTTGGATATTTCTTATATTTTTCTCTTTTAACTATTGACTTTCTGCCAGAACAGTGCTATTATAATACTTGTAAGAAATCATAACCACATAAAGAAAGGATAAGAAAAATGGTTAGAACAAAAATCGAAAAATTTATCTATTCTGTCATTGACAGAAACACAAAACAGGTGGTCGGCTCTTTTGAGAATACAGAAGAACTGAAAACGCAGAAAGCAAAAACCGCCGCTGTTACTGCCGCTGGTTTTCCGGAAGATTCCGTTTGCGTCTTAGTCGAAACCGTATCAGCCCGCTACGAGATGCCGGACGAACAGTTCTTTGCCGAATCAAAGAGACTGGACGATTAATCAGCGCACAACCGCGGTCTGGAAGTGACCAGATAAGACAATGATCAAAGCAAAGCGCCGCGTTTTGCATAGTAAAAACAATTTAAAACAAAAAGGAGAACGAAAATCATGAGCAAAGCGAAAATGAGACTGAACAACGTAACTGTTAAATACGCAAAAGAGGAAGACGGAAAAAGTGTTCTTTCCGCGTCTATCTCTGCCGATCAGCAGAAAGCCATTTTTGAAAAGATCATCGAGGAGTTCGGGGAAGATGCCGCCGCAGAAGCGAAATGGATTCCTGCAAAAGAAACCGACGAAGCTGGACTTTACGTGAAAGCGCAGACCAATTACCACGTTGACTTTTACGAGGACGGCGTAGAGAGCGACACCGTTTCGAGTGTTGACGAACTGGGCAAAGGAGCAGTCGTTGACCTGTTCATCTCCATTGGAGAAAGTAAATTCCGCCGCGACAAGGGATTCACCGCATACCTTTCCGCGGTAAATGTACACAAATTCGGCGATACGGAAAAATTTAATCCGTTTGCTTAATTACCATGAACTGGGTACGCGCCCCGACTGGCGGACGGTAACTTGAGTATTTAGTTTACCTGTAGTTGATTGTTACTATATCTTGTGTGATAAAACTTCATTCCATACGTGTAAGAGAGCTACGTTTTCCAGCGTAGCTCTTCCCTTTACCCGCCGTCCATCCGCAGTCAAAACGTGCGATCATCGTGCGATAAACGTGAGATTGTCTGCGGTTTTGCTGGCGGGGAACTGGCGGTTAACATAGATGATGCGGGACGCGGTGCGCGGGTTGTGGAAATGCTAGAAAGGAGGAAGTGAAACAAAATGTTTCACGTGAAACAATGATTTTTTGGAATGATATCAAATGGGAAAAACTTTTTGCAGATTATGGCGTGAAATTTGAATCGGTATCGGATGATGGAAAGCCAATTCAGTATTACAACCCGATACGGTTGTTTACGGAGCCGGACGTGGACGGGGAGTTCGCAGGCGTGGCAATTACGTGTTCTAACCGTAGTGCCGGAAAGACCAGTGCGTTTGCCGCGGCGAGTTGTATCTTGTGCAAAGAATATGGTTTGCAGACCGGATGGATTTTTCGGACAAAAGGGGAAATGACGGGAGCGGCGGCGATGTATGCCGATATGCTACAACAATATCCAAAATTAGGTAGTGTGATTACCTATAAAAATCTAGATAAAAATGGAAATGTGGTGCAATATTTTCTAGACGGTGAGCCGTTCGGATGCGCGTTTAGTTTTGCAAGTAAAATGGACAGCGTGAAAAAATTATCTCCATATTTTAGGGACGTTTATTTTTTATTTTTTGACGAATTTTGCACGGAGCAAGGTAAATACTTTCCGCATGAGAGTGAAATCATGCAATCATTATTAATAACGATCAGCCGTGGAAACGGAAGTCAGTCCCGATGGTTTAAGCTCGTGATGGCATCAAATAATATATCGTTACTCAATCCTTATTTTGTTTTTTTCGGCATCCACAGACGATACCAGAAAGACACCAAAATGATGCATGGAAGTGGGTTTGTCTGCGAATTTACACATAATGACAGCGCAAGTAAGGCAATGTTGAATAACCCGGCTCTGAAAGCATTCCGCGGCGGACACTATCTGCAAACAATGAGCGTAGGAGATCAGATGCTAATTGATGATGCTGTATTTGTGCAGAAACCGACCGGACGGTCGAGGTATCTGTTTACCATTCAGCACAACGGAAGAAGTTATGGCGTTTATGATTATTACGAAGACGGTTATATTTATATTACACATAAAAGCAACCCGTCTTGTACTTACATTGCTGTTTTTCGTGACGGGGATCACACACAGCATACAGTTATGCTAGATCACTACGATTATTTATTTGTAAGGCTATTAGAAGCGTACCAAAACGCATACTTGCGATTTGATGATCTTGACAGCAAAGATATGGCACTTGAGTTGCTGGGGATTGATCTTTATAAATAGTCCGCGTGGGACGGAAATGTACTTGACAGACGGACAGAAAAGAGGTATCATGAAAATACGGGGAAACCTTTTCAGAGGGGTTGCCACGGTTGAGTAAACCGCCCTGTCCTTGGCAGGTCAAAAGGTTTCCTTGTTTTATGGGCAGGAAGAAAGGAGCAAAGATGGCAAATATCGTTTTTAATATGATCGTCGGAATGATGAAAAAAGAAAATGCATATCTTGCTTATACGGTACGATATAAAGGTGATGAGAAAGACACGTTGATTATTGTCCCTCATGAAAATTATGAATCTCATATCCGTTACTTATGGGATTATTTTTTCATGGATGGCAACTCTTATAACAGTAAATCGCCAATCCGATTCATTCATAACTTTATTATGTGTGATAAAGTTAGTGAGATTGAGGGCTGGTTGAAATGGAATGATACGGAGGTGGAAGAATGGATGTAACGATGGTAACACAGTTAATTGGCAGTCTCGGTTTTCCAATCGTTTGTTGCGGCGCGCTTTTTTGGTATCTGGTGAAAGAAAAAGACGCACACAAGGAAGAAATGGAAGAATTACGGAAAAGTGTAGAAGCGAATACAACCGCGATTAATTCGCTTTGCCAGCACTTAGGAGGTGGAAAGAATGAGTAAAATCGAAAACGCAGTTGCATGGGCGGAACAGATCGCCGCCGATGATCGACATGGTTATTCACAGGTACACCGGAATGGACCTGATTATGATTGTTCCTCATTCGTGGGAACGGCACTCGCACAAGCTGGGTTTCCAGTCAGTCCGTACAGTACCACAAGAAATCTCGGCGAACAGTTGGAAAGATCTGGTTTTGTACAAGCTAAGAAACCGTGGCGGCGCGGTGATATCCACCTTGCAGCCGGGCATCATGTAACGATGTCGGTTGACGCGAACCGCATCGTTCACGCCAGCCAGTCCGAAAACGGCGGGATTGATGGTCAGACGGGCGATCAGACCGGAAAAGAAATCTGCGTTCGGTCTTATTATGATCTCCCGTATGAGAATACCGTCCATTATCGGTATGCGGGAAAAAACGACAAACCACAGAACGTTATGGAAAGCTCAATCAAAACAGAATCCGCGCGTAGTTTTGACCGGAAAATTGCAGGAGCGTATCATACCAATGACCGCTACAATCTGCGTGTTGGCGCGGGAATGGATAAAACGGTCATTTTAACGTTGCCGACCGGAACCAGTGTTAGAAACTACGGGTATTATACAAATGAGTGGTATCTCGTAAAAGCGGTTGTCAATAGAATCGTCTATACTGGTTACGTTGCAAAAGAGGGACTGACACGTGGCTGATCTGACACTTGCTTACAACACTTGTATCGAAATATGCAACAAACCAAACGTGGGTTACTCGCAAGACTATCGTGAGGGGCAGACCGTCGGAGGTATTACGTACTATGATTGTTCGTCCCTCATGAGTTACTGTTGTACGGTTGGCGGTTTTTTGAAAAGCAACCCGTGGTTTACCACGCGGAGTATGGACGGGTATCTGATCGGTGCGGGATTCCAAAAAGGAACCGCAAACCAGCCTTGGAAAAAAGGCGATATTTTGTGGCGTTCCGGTCATACCGAAATGGTGTACAATCCCGCAGACGGCGGCGGTTATACGATGGGAGCGCACACCGACAGCTACCCACTGGACAGACAGGTGTCCATCAATACGTTTGTGTCGCCCTATAGTTCCTGGACGTATCTTTACCGATACCCAGTTGAGGTACAAAGCGGTATCAGCCAGTATGTAATTGCCGCCATCTGTGGCAACTTCTGGCAGGAATCCACGGTTAATCCCGGGTTGTGGCAAGGTACGATTGTCGGTTCACCCGGTTATGGTTTGGGACAATGGACAGATAATTCCGCTACCGACCGCCGGACGCGGTTGTTCCAATGGTTAGATTCCAACGGGTACAGCCGGGAAGATGGTAACGCACAGTTAGAATATCTGATTTATGAAAATGTTTGGTATTCGGTCGGCGCGGCTGGTGCTTACGAAAATTTGCAATCGTTTTTGCACAGTGACAGCACCGATCTGGACGCACTGACCGCCGCCTATATGAAAGGCTGGGAGGGAATCAGTGACGATGGAACGCTTAGCTTCCGGCAGGAAAAAGCGCACGCGTGCTTCAATTATATTTCCGAACACGCAAAAGATTCTGCAATTACCGGATGGATTGTTGGGAATCGGTACTTATCTGATTCCGAACGTTTGAACAACGCGGTCATGGTCTATCGGTACTTGGCAAAAGGAGAGCAACCCGAACCGCCCGAACCGCCGCACCCTACGAAACCAAAACGGCATAAAATGCCGATCTGGTTATATCCCAATTTAAACAGGAGGTTTTAACATGACACTGGAAGAGTATTGGACAGAAATTGTAGCAGACATTGGAAACATCGAAACGCATGGTGACGCGATCGCCGCCATCAGCGAAAAAATCAAAACCGAAGATACCGACATCGGAGATCTGATGTCGGAACGTGACGCGCTGGTCGCAGAACGGGACGAACTGAAAGGAAAGTATGATTCCGCGGTTGCAGAAATCAAAAGCCGCTGGTCTGATCTTTCGCATGGTGGAAGCATTACAAAAGTAACCGAGTTTGACGGAAACGCGCCGAAACCGGAAGAAACCGCAACAAGTATCAATGATCTTGATATGTCTCAGCTTATTTTAAGCGGAAAAGGAGAGTGAAAACAATGGCAGAAAAATTAGATATGACCAATATTAATATGCTGAACGCCGTACGCTCGACTATGAGCGTTGATTACCGTGACCGCGTCCCGGTGGCAACACGCGAAAATATCGCAGATATTGCGAAAACGTTAACTGACCCGTACAATCCGATGGCAAGAAACGAACTCGTTCCGGCACTGGTGAATCTGATCGCCAGCCAGTCCATCAGCACGGAAGCGTTCCGCAACCCGCTTAGAGTGTTAAACAGTAACGCCATGCCGTATGGAAACGGTGAACAGGAAGTCTACGTAAATTTTGCACAGGGCTATGCGCACGATGCGAATATCAGTATCGAAGATGCTACCGCCATTTATGACAGCTATATCATGGCGCTGTATCATGTCATCAATTTTAACAACGACTATCCGGTGACGATCTGGTTTGAGGATATGCGCGGCGCTTTTCTCGATAATTACGGACTCAGAAGTCTGGTACAGGCAAAAGTGGAGAGCGTCGTTTCTGCTTGCAACTGGGATGAGTTCACGACAGCGAAAGAGCTGATCGCGTCTGCGAAACGTGCAGGTCAGATTTATCCTGTACACGTCGACCCGGTTACTGACCAGGCGAGCGCCAATGCGCTTGCAAAACAGATTCAGTCCTATATTGACAAGATTCAGTTCCCGAACCCGCTGTATAATTTCGCTGGCGCGACATCGGCGGCAAAAGAAGATACCATTCTTCTGTTTGTCGACCCAGATACCAAAGCCGCGATGAATGTTGACAGCTACGCAAGTGCGTACAATCTCGACCGGATGATTCCGAAAGCACAGCAGGTTTTAATTGATAACTTTAACGATGCTGAGGGTATTGTCGCCGTGCTGGTAGACAAACGATTCTTCAAAATCCGCGAACAGTATCGCATGATGGTACAAGATAACGTTAATCGCGGACTGCGTTGGAACAGTACGTATACAGTAAAAGAGATGTTCTCTTATTCCCTGTTTTATCCGATCATCGTGTTTACGACCGAGACGGTTGCTGTTTCTTCCATTACCGCAAGTGACGTGGGACTGGTGAAAGCTGGAAAAGATGTCGACTTCGGTGGAAGTTTTTCGGTTAGTTCTACTGGCGTAGCGGATAAAGCAGTAGACGTAAAAGTAGAGGGTAACTCTTCCTCTGATACGTTTGTTATTCCTGGTACAACCATTCTTCGAATCGCAAAAGACGAAAAGAATCTGAAAACGAAAGCAAATAAAACAGCGAGCGTAAAAGTTGTGATTACCAGTCGATACGATTCTTCCAAAACAGCAACCATTTACTTTACGACCGATTAAGTAATAAGGAGGAAACATGGATAATTTCATTCCGATGCCGCCGCAATCCGATGTGGCGGCTGTTTCCCCGCAGACAGAGGTAATTTTAGCAAGTGGGATTGAATGGGGAAACGATTATGAACACGTAAGATACTACGAAAACGGAAAAGCAGGTTGTCTGGCGCACGTAAGAGAAAAAGCAATCCATATTTTTAAGCAGTCCGCGCCCGTGAGATGGGGAGAACTGACGTATAAGGGAAAAGGGAATGAGAGTGAATTTCTGAAATGCAATTATATTGCTTTTCAGAACAAACCCTATACGGAAGAATGGTATTTCGGTTTTGTGACGCGCGTAGAATGGTTGAGTGACGGAAGTTTTAAGATTTATTTCGAACCCGATCGTTTCCAGAACAGTTTTTACGATGTGGTATTACAGCCGTGCTATGTGGAGAGGGAACATATTGACAAAAAAGCTGATTATGCCGGAATTAATTTAGTGCCAGAAAATCTGGAAACGGGGGAGTACGTAGACAATCCTAGTGACATGAAACTTTTGAATCTCGGCCCGATGGAGTATTGTTTGAATGCAAGTGCAGACGAAAACGGAACAAATATTTTACCCGTTGTCAATCAAGGAATTTTATCGGGGTTGACATTTACTCGGAAAAAAAAATATACGGACTTAATCACAGTTATCAAGAATTACGTCAAAAGCGGAAACGGAGATGCGATTGTTAATGTATATCAAGCACCAGAAGCTTGTTTCCAGGCAGATGCATCTGTTTATACACAAGTAACCGTTCAGCCAGATGCACTTGACGGCTATATACCGAAAAACAATAAACTATATCAGTATCCCTATTGTTATTGTCTGGTAAACGATGGTTCTGGAATACAGCATACTTTTAATTTCGAATACGGTAAAAATGGAGCATTAACCATGCAGGTTTATGGCGTTTTGTTTAATACTCCGGCAATTTTTGTGGCTCCGCGTGAATATAAACGTACTGGTGGGTCAAAATCCCCATACGGTTTTATCATCAATAATTTCCCACAGTGTTCATGGACAAATGACGGCTATCAGGCTTTTCTAGCGCAGTCTAGTCCGGTATGGGACTACTCCAAAAAGCAGAATGCAATATCGCAGATTGGAAATTTAGCTGGAGGATTAGTAGGAGCATTAAGCGGAAATTTAGCTGCTGGCGTTGAAAGCATTTATACCGCGGCAACTGGAACATATCTACTGAACGAAAACATTAACGCACAAAAAGAAAGTCATGATTTGATTCCACCGACAGCAAAAGGTAATTCATCTGGAAGTTTTGTTGCCGCCGCATTGTTCGGAAGTCAAGTTTACTGTCATGTGATGAGTGTAACCGCTCAGATGGCGAAAACAATCGACGATTTTTTCACAATGTACGGATATGCAACGCACAAAATTAAAGTACCCAATATTACGGGGCGTTCAAATTGGAATTTTGTCAAAACGGTTAATTGCAGCTTGCATGGTTCGTGTGTTACCGATGATATCAACTTTTTGCAGACAATGTTTAACCGCGGCGTTACGTTCTGGCATACGGACGATGTGGGAAACTATGGTCTTTCCAATAACTAAGGAGGTGATATCATGTACAATAACCCGTATCGGGTGAGTAACAAGGAAGTATGGGGACAGTGGGAAAATAACCCGAATACATCACCGGAAGAAAAACTATATTTCCGGCACTTTTTTGACAAGTTTGTCAATCTGGCATTATCGCGGTATGAGTATGACGGTTTACCGGATGAGATTCCGCCGCGGATGCTCAACTCCTATCTGTTATGGCAAGGAATGTGTCTGTTCAAAAAAGAACCAATCACCGGACTGTATGGTGTTTTCGGCGTGAATCTGGTAGGTGAGCCTGATATTTATGGTATCCCGACCGATTGGATTGCGTACGCCATGAATGGACAGTATTATGAACAGACCGACAAGGAAGAAAGCGCGTTGATTTTCGCAAGACCTTTTGCTGTACCGGAAATTCTCAGTATTATTCTTCATTCGCAGAGTCTAGCAGAGAAAAAAGCGTCGACAAGGGTAAACGTCATTCAGCAGAGAACGCCAGTTGTTATCAGCGGGGATTCTACGCAGAAGTTATCCATTGACAACTTTATTCAAAAGTGGGTAAAAAATATTCCTTTCATCAAAGCAAAAAACGATCTGCGAAAACAGATTCAGATTGATACGATTGATTTAAAAGTACAGCCAATCTTTAACGAACTTGATACAGCCGCACAGAGAGAAGTAGCAGAATGTCTAGCTGATCTCGGTATCGAAGCAAGCGGCGTAGAAAAACCGGAACGGCTGGTTTCCGCAGAAACGAGTTACAACGATGGAGAAATCGAGTTGACAAGAAACGGAAATCTGGCAACCATTCAGAGAGGACTTGACGCTATTAATGATAGGTATGGTCTGAACATCCATGTACGTTTTAATTCTAAGATGGTAACACCGATTAACCGGCCGGATGTTTTCGACACTACAAATGCCGAAACCTACACACAAGAAAACAACGGAAACGACACACCGGAAAGTGAGGTGGAATAATGTTTCTTGACTATAACTACGAAACGAAAACATTGACGAATACCATTGAGCAGTTGGTCATTGCCGATAACGTCATCCATCCCCTCGAAAAGCAAAACATTGACGGTATGATCGAAAAAGCGGTTGCGTTGGTGTTCAATTTTGATTTTCCTTTCTATGCGGATGCCGATTCCCCGGAATATGCCGCTGTAAAGCTGGCATTCGAAAAAACGTTCTGTTTACAGTATTTCCGCGAACAGATCGGGTTAGAAACTATCGGAGAATTTCAGTATCATCTAAAAAAGATTCTTACGGTTAACATGCCATACTATGAACAGTTGTACCGAAGTATTACTTTTGAATACAAACCGCTGATTACTCATAAGAGTACACGAAAAGTAACGAGTACAAAAGACGATACACGAACAGGTGTGATCTCGGGAGACAGCACAGCGAAAAACACAACGACAGCCGATACAAATAACAATACACAAAATATTCACTCTGATAATCCGCAAATTAATTTCGCCGGAACGAATTATGCGTCTACAATGGATAGGGGACAAAATACCATCCATAACAGTGCGGTAAGCAATGGAGAGAATACGACAAAAACCAACAGCAATGACACGTATCATGCAGATAATAATGATACGATTGAAGATGAGGGTTTTGACGGTAGTTACTCATTAGAAGTACAGAGATTCCGCGATACCATCCTAAACCTTAACAAGCGTATCTGTGATGATTGTAAAGAATTGTTTTATCAATTTTATTAAGGAGGAATAGCAATGGCAGATAAACCAACGATTCCAGATTTTCCTACGTTGCCAGATTTCGGTCAGATGATTACGCAAGCTTGTGAGGTTGTCGCAAGTGTGCGGGGGATTCCGTATGATTTCAATGGGACATTGAGTCTGGAAAACAAATTTGTTGTTCTGTTTAAAACGGTAAAAGAAATGTTTGACGCGCAGGACGAACTTGTAAAAAGTTACAAAGCGTTACATGATTTTATCAATCAGTATTTTTCAAATCTCGACGTACAGAACGAAGTAAACAAGAAAATCGAAGCAATGAAAGAAAGCGGAGAACTGCTTAATCTGCTGAAACCAACTGTAAGCAACGAAGTAGCGACATGGTTGACAGCTAATATCACGAATCCATCCAATCCGCCGATTGATAAGTCATTGACGGTAGAAAATGCCGCCGCTGATGCTAAAATTACGGGAGATAAAATTAATTCACTAAAGGAAAATTTAGTTAGACTACATAATATTAATAATATATTAAATTATCGCACGATTGCTAATACTGCACTTCT